GTTCCTTCTGAAGTACTTGGACTTCTTAAAGCTGTCAGGTTCATTACCAGTTTAATACCATCTATCCTACCATAGATGAGGTCCATTACAATTTGGGAGAGTATATCACTATGATATACTTTTAATCCATAAACCATACGATATGAGTTTACTTTTATTTCACCAAGGTAATGTACCTATAATCGAAGATGATATGAAATTCGCAAAATTACCCTTACCAACCAATAATGGGGGAGGTTGGACGACCAATGTACTATCTACAGCTGAACTGATAACTATCTACAATCAAGTTAAAAATAAACAGATAGATGGCATTATGATAGTAGATAGTCCTGATTATGGTGGTCAATATGAACAGAGGGCCATATCCACGGGGTTCAGATTTAATGATTCAAAGGCAGAGTTTCACTTTAGTCATAGTTATTCTGTAAACGGTAATCAACCCATTGGAGAAGGTTTCGTTAACTACAACCAAACTTGGGCCATAGTCACCGTTACTATCTTTTCTAAAGGAATACTTATTTATCAATACCACAGCTTGGAAATAATAATATAAAATGGAAAAGAGGTCAGTATTTATCTGACCTCTTTTGTGTGATTACATTTACTACTTTTGGTCTGGTTCTTTAACCTTGGCCTTTTGTTTGAAGTAAAACTTGGTTTCTACGAATAGATAAGGATATTCTTTATTCTCAGGGTCATATACTAAGGTATAATCAACCCCTCTAACATTTGCCTTCATATAGTGAAACTTTCTCCAAGCCTCATCATTGAGATTCTTGATTATTTGTTCAAATGAACGTACTAGACCAATTCTTTTCCTTAGGTACTTCTTTGTTCTACCTACTTCTTGATAAAACATTTCTTCTACTACTCCACCTGCAGCATAGAACTGACCAGGAGTATAAACTTTTACTGACATATAATTATTATTAAGGTTCCCAAATATCAAAGTGTTGACCAGGTGGTGTAGTTATCCTTAATGAGTAATGCTCCCTTATTACCCTCAATTTAGTAAATACCAAGTCGTGTTTATGGTATACACGTTTCTCTAGAGAGGATATCTCACTTTCAATGTTACCTTTTAATTGACCACTGAACTTCTGAGGAAAACTCACTAAATTCTTTATCTTTCCAGAGAGGATATCTCTTAAAAGAGAAGGAATACTGCCATCTATAATTACTTTCTCTATGTAAGCATCCCAAACAGGGATTGATTGCTTTTCTTCATCACTGACCATCTTCAGTATTATCTCGGTATCATTTATTTCGGTTACCATTCTTAAATAATATTTTGAAAGTTAGTGTGAATAATCCGATAATTACAGCTGGGCTTACTACCCATATAAGGAATAAAACTCCATACCTTACTGGATTTGAAGCTTTCTTGAGAGGGGTTTCTTCGATTACACTACGAATGAATAGGCAAAAGAAGAACCCAAGAATGTAAAAACTTAAAATAGTATAACCCAACCAAGTAGGAGCAGGGCTAGTGAACATTAGGATATCAGACATGATATTACTATTATGAGGGTGATACAGACTATGAGTGTTCTAAATGCTTCTTTCTTACCATTGGCCCAAGATTCATTACCTTCATACTCTTTATTCACTCCTTTTAGAGCTTTCCAAGTTAGTCCCCCACAATAAGCAGAGTAACCGATAACTCTGATTGTAAACCAATGTATCAAGAAACGTATCATTTTTTCTCCAGTTTTTCGATAATACGGATTATTTTGGCAGCTGCATATCTGATTAGGTCAGGATTTTCTATCCCTTTCTTATTGATAGAGGCCAATTTCTCAATATCTCGGTTCAAATTTCTCTGTGCTACCATAGTTTTGTATTTTTCTTCGTTGAAAACCTCGATTTGATACTTAGAATTGAGAGGATTGAGGTCTCTATCTGTCTTAATACCATTCTCAAGAGTGTAAATTCCCTTTTTCCTCTCCTTAATCGCCGTCTTTTCAAAGAAGGCAGGACCTGTTACCAGTAATAAATCACCAACTTTCATGTAGTTTTGATATTAAATTTGCATATTAAAGTAGTCTTTGCAAGACCTTCCGGTATATATTATAAAATTCTATTTTCAATGAATGTCTTAGGTATCTGTGGAGCCCAAGGAGCGCTCCTTTTTGAGTTTAAGGAACATCTTATAGCTAATGTAGAACCCAGAGCAGTATTCCATTCCAAAAAAGAAGAGCAATGGAAGCTTAATTTTGGTGATATACCGTTTGTAAGGTCACTGGAAGAGGTAAAAAATTCCAAAATAGACCTAATATTAGGCTCTCCATCATGTGGGCATAGCTCAGTATTCTCATATTCCAGGAAAAAATCCCTGGGCAAACCCCGGGAAGATGTTACCCTTAATCTGTATCTTTCTAGTATTAAGAAGTTCAAACCAGCAATATTTATGCTTGAGAACCTCCCAAAACTTCTAGATTTTATCCCTATCTGGGAATGGGAACATAATTTACCCGATTATAAACTTATAGTGCACTGTCACTCCGTTACGGTATTTGGTAATTCCCAACAAAGTAGGAAACGTCTGGTGTTGATAGGAGTTAGAAAAAACTCCAAAATCAACCCACAGATATTTGACCATACTTTTCAGGTTACAAAACCCAAGAATCTGTGTCAATTGAAAAGAGAGGTTAGGAGAGACCTAAATTATCGGGAAGCTGATGATAAAAAGTTAGCCATGTATCACTATGCTGACAAGTCCAAAACTACTCTGACAGTAGCTCAAGTAAGAAAGCTATGGAGAACTGAGTTCAAAAATGACTACAAGTGGCCCATGAGAACTCAAAAGATGAAGACTCTACCGGGAGTATATCGCAATAGAAAAAGAAGTTACCCATTAACCGTAAGACCTTCATCAAGGCAATTTAATCCCCACGGTAGAATAATGGGACTTGATGAATATAGGGTGATTATGGGTTTTCCCAAATCATTCAAGGTATATTTTGACAATGCTAATCCGACTTATTGGTTGAATAAAGGGAGAAATACCCTAACTAAGGGTGCCGTATATGAGAATTCATTGTGGTTAAAATCCTGTTTACAAAAGGCTGGTCTAATATCAAAATGAATATCCCCTATCGCGTACGTATATGCGCAGTTATTGAGTATTTTTCTTTAGAAAAATACGAAAATAACCTCCAGCTTGCTGGAGTACTTAGCTTTTAAGTATTAGCTTTAAGATTTACTTTCTTTAACCCCCCCTATAATCCCCCCCTAATTGTTTTCATAAACCCTGAACCATGAAAAATGTAATCCTAACCTCGGCCTTCATATTTATGGCCTTAACAATATTCTGGTTATGGAACCGAAATTCTGAATTAAGTCAGGACCTTAAAAATTCTTCTCGTCGGGTTGATACTGTTGTGGTTAATAATCCATTTGTACCCAAAGTTGAATTCCATAAGATTCAATTACCCCGAATGGTGTTCCTATATCGGGTTGATTCTGTTCCCATTGAACGAATAGAATATGTTGATAGAGTGGTCACTATCATTCAGAAAGATTCAACTAAAATTGAATACAATGAATTGTTCTTGACCAATTATCCCCAAGCTCCTAAGTTGTTGCAAATACTATCTGGTGGTGATAAGCTATCTATCACTACATTTAATACAGATTGTAAGCTTATTACTGAGGAGTATTCGGTAAACTATTCTCGTTATCAATACAACTACCTGGATAGTAAATTAACTTACAAGAAAACATCCTTCCTAAAAAGATTTAATCCAGTAGTTCAGTATACCCTACGACCAGTACATAACTTCCATGATTTGGATTTTGGCTTGAAATACAATACCAGTAAATTTAATTATGAAGCCGGATTGAATATCAACTATTATCCTAAGCTTCGAGATAATTTAGGTCTCGACCCGTACTTAAGAATTTCATACAATTTCTGACATGGCAAGAAAGAAGACATTAGTTGAAGATGCAAGTCTTACACCCGAACAACTTAAAACCTTGGTTCGGGTGATGAAAGACCCGTTCTTCTTTTCTACTTTCTGCTACGTGATAAACCCAGTGTTGGGCATGGTAAAGTTCTTGCTCTACCCTTTTCAGAAGGCAGTGCTATACCAATTTATGCTCAACAGGTTCAATATCATCCTAAAGTTTCGTCAGGCTGGTATTACTGAGCTAATCTCTCTCTACTGTCTTTGGTTAGCAATGTATCACCCTAACAAGAAGATAAATATTATCTCAATCAAGGACACCGTAGCAAAGAAGGTACTAAAGAAGATTAAGTTCATGTACAAGAATCTACCCTCATATCTGCAAGAGCCTATCATAAACGGTCGTGCAGGGGAGTTCGGTTCTGTATCAACTATAGAGTTTGCAAATGGTTCTGTAATAGAATCTATTCCAACCTCTGACCAAGCTGGTCGTTCTGAATCTTTGTCGTTGTTGGTGATTGATGAAGCAGCAATCGTAAGATGGGCTTCAACTATCTGGGCATCAGCCTTCCCTACTCTATCAACTGGTGGTGCTGCTATAGTAAACTCATGTATTACTGGTGATACTCAAATTATAGGTAAAGATGGGCCATTCAGAGTAGATTCTATTTGTCCCAAAACTTTTGGTAAGATGGATATATCACATCTTGGGCTGAGAGTATTATCACATACTGGAAAGTGGCAGAGAGTACTTGGTTCTGTAAATAAGGGTGTACTGAAAACTTGGGAAGTTCACAATGAACAAGGTAGGGTTATTAAATGTACTCCAAAACATAAGTTGTATACTCTTGAAGGTTGGTTACCTGTTTCAGAGATAATCAAACGAGATATACCTGCTATCTTCTATCATACTGGTATAAGCGGTCTGGAGCAGAATCCAGTAACCGTAAAACCCAAGAAAGAGATATGCAAACCCATACCTGGTTATCCAAACTATGAAGTCTCCAACTGGGGAAGAATCTTCATTGTAAAGAATGGGACGAGGGTAGAGAAGTTACCAAGACCTTGTAATAATAGGGAGAGATACCTAAATATAAGGTTGTGGAATAAGGGTCAAAAGAAAAAGATATGTGTCCACAATCTGGTGGCTAAAGTATTCTTAGGAGAAATTCCAGAAGGATATGTAGTTGACCACATTAACAACAATCCTTCAGACAACTATGTAACCAATCTCCAGATAGTTACAGTAGCTGAGAACAGTCAAAAAGCTGCAAAATACTCTTATGGCATGAAGCTTGGGTCTAAGATGAAAGGTGGATTCAACTACGACTTAAGAGTAGTAGCTTACATAAGGTATCGTTATCAAGAGCTTGGTTACTATTATGGAGTGTTAGATAAGATATCTAAGGAGGTTGAATATAAGTTCGGAGTTAAGCTGAACAAACCTTATATTCAACGCATTGTATCTGGTAAAAGGTGTACAAGTATCTACCTTTCTAAGCTTAAAGTAGTTAGAAAGTATTACGATACCATTTACGATATTTGCGTTGAACACGATGAATCTTACCTCATTAATGAAGACTACGTGTCTCATAACACCCCTTATGGTGTAGGGAACTTCTTCCATGGTACTTGGGTAGATGCCATATCTGGAGGCAACCCATTCAACCCAATCCGATTGTATTGGCAGATGCACCCTGACCGAGATGAGAAATGGTATGAAGAAATGTCTGCTGCTCTTGGTCCCAAGAGAACTGCTCAGGAGATAGAGGGTGACTTTCTATCATCAGGTAATACAGTATTTGACTTAGCTGATATTAAAGCTATAGAGGAATGCTTATTCGACTACCCTGTTATCAATACTCGTCTCAAAGGTCAGTATAAAGAGTTCAACGAACCAGACCCGAACAAAGAATACTTTATTGGTGGTGACTGTGCTACCGGTAGAGGTACTGACTACTCTGCTTTCACCTGTATGGATAAAGAAGGAGAAGAGGCTGCAGTATATAAGGGGAGAATACCCCTGAACAAGTATGCCCGACTCCTTGGAGATATTGGAGAGAAGTATAACTTTGCTAAGTTAGCCCCAGAGACTAACGACGTTGGTATGACGGTAACTACCATACTTCAGGATGAGGGATATCCTAATTTATACTTCTATACTAAGCTCTTACGTAAGAAGAGGAAGAACAGACCCGAGGAAGATAAATTCCCTGGATGGTTAACTACAACCAAGAACCGTTCTGTAATCATCGAGAACTTAGAGAAGGATATCCGGGAAGAGAATGTAATTGTAAAAGACCCGTTCTTTGTACAAGAAGCATATACTTTCATCTATGACGGGGCTGGAAGACCAATTGCTCGTGGTAAGCATAGAATGAATAACTCATCTATGGACCTAGATTTGGAAGGTGAAACCTATTCCGATGATGCTATATTCGGTAAAGCCATCACAAATCATATCAGGTCTCACAGTCCATCTGGTACTGTAGTAATTCCTCAGTAAGCATAAACCATTCAATATAACATGAAACTTAATCCTATCAGTTGGTTCACCAGGTCTAAGCCTGTGGAATCTCAGAACAAAGATGAGGGAAAGGGTTCAATAAGTCCGGGCAGAGTTTCTCAACCAGATGATGGTGTGGGGAACTCTGAACTCATTACCACTCTCAATGGTATGACGAACTTAGTTACCCCAACGTTCAGAACAGAACTAATACCTATCATTCGGGACCTGTACAAGATAAACCCGGATGTCAGTATTGCATTGCAGGACATGTTCAAGCTGTCGAATACAGGTCATACTATTGACTTCCCAAACAATACTCCTGAGGAGTCTACCAAGATGAGGGAGCATTTGAGGAATGTATCCAAGAGGTGGTCGAAGTATACAGCTGGAATAGATGGGTTGGTAAACAAGTTCATAGTTCAGCTTCTTGTTAGTGGTGCTATATCGGTGGAAGGAGTACCAAACAAGAAGTTAACAGGATTGGAAACCATACTCTTCATTAAACCCGAAACTATAAGGTTTAAGAGAGAGAACAATGGAGTATATCACCCATACCAAAGGAATCCCCGTTTGGTAGATGGTCTCAAGGATTCATTTATACGATTGAATACCGAGACCTATTGTTATGTTGGTATGTACAATGATACCGATGAACCATACGGGGTACCTCCATTTATGTCGGCTTTGGATTCTATCGTTGGTCAGCATACCATGCGAAAGAATTTCAAACACATCATGGAGGTAATGGGTATGGTTGGTTTCCTTGAAGCTAAGATGGCTAAACCTCCTCGTACTGCTGGAGAAAGTGAAAAAGCCTATGCTGCTCGTTTGGAAAGTACTCTCAGGAAGATGAAGACCAATATCGTTGGTGGTATGTCTGACGGAGTAGTGGTTGGTTACATCGATGACCACGAATTCGAATTAAGGTCTACTTCAGCTTCTATGCAGAATATAAACCTCCCATGGAATATGAATCAGCAATCCGTAGCAAATGGTCTAGGGGTAAATGGTTCTATCATCGGAGTATCTGCATCTCAAAGCGGTACCGAGGGAGGAGCTGGTATACAGTTGTCTAAGATGATATCCCAGTTAAAGAATATCCAAACCTTGGTAATCTTTGTACTGGAGTTCTTTTATTCTCTAGAACTGCGCCTGGCAGGGTTTAACAACAAGGGAATAACTATCAAGTTTGGAACTTCAACTGTTTCAGATGATATTAAGTTACAACAGGCTCGTGAATACCGGGCTCGGGTAAATGTAACTCTGTACAATCAGGGCATAATCAGTCAGGACCAGTTTGCACGGGATATGGGTTATGAAACTCCAGACCAACCAGAACCAAGAACTCCAGTGGAATCCGATGATTCAGATGGTACTGGTGATTCAGACACTGGTCAAAAGAAGAAGAAACGAGAAGACGATAAAGATAAGTCAGACCGTAAAACCCGGGATAAAGCAAATCCTAATCCCAAAAGGAAAGACCAAGACAGTAAACCAAGATAAATTATGCCAAATGTTCATCAGAACACCGATGTAATGGTGTTAAGTGCAGCTCATAGCTTGATGGTATCTAATGTACCAGAAGTAGTTATTGATGCTCACTCTCTCTCCGAAAACTTCTACAAGGGTACTGTCAACTTCAGTGAAGACCCTAAGAAGTCACTGGAAAGGTTTGGTATGTGGGGTGGCACTTTGAATGTCAACCAGTTCATGCCAGAAGTAACTCCAGAAATGTTAAAGCCAAAGGACAGTGACTTTATAGAGCCAATGTTCCGAATGCTTTCTGCCGCAATAGTGGCAAAGAAGTACAATCCCACTGAGTTTCCAGAAGCAGTGCTGAAGGAATCTATGCCTCTCCTCGTAGGTCAGTCTGTTAATCTTGACCATGAGACTGATGTAGCTAATGCTATCGGGGCAGTTAAGTCAGTAGAATGGCAAGAGGCTTACAAGGATGAAAAGACTGGGATAATTATCCCTGCCGGTATCAACGGTATTCTAAAGATAGACGGTCTTTCTAATCCCCGTATAGCTCGGGGTATTCAAATGGACCCACCATCTATACACTCTAATTCGGTAACGGTAGAGTTTGCATGGGAACCCTCTCATGCTTTTGAGGACATCTGGGAATTCTATTCCAAACTAGGTACATATACTGAGAATGGAGAACTTATTCGTAGGGTTGTTACTAAGATCATATCTTACAAAGAGACATCTCTAGTATGGCATGGGGCAGACCCATTTGCTCAGCTAATCAAAAGCGGTAAGTTAAACAGCCCTGCTTATGCAGGAAGTCAGTACTATTCTTTCTCTGAAGAAAAAGCTGCTGAAGCAAATGACCCAGCAAAGAGGGTATCTATGTTCGACTTCAAGGTTCTTTCTGAAAAAGATATAAAGTACAATACCACCCAATCTAATAATGAAAAGGGTGCCGGAAAGGGTAACCACAATAACCAAACAAATAAAACAAACATGGACAAAGAATTGCAGCAAGTGCTGGCGAGCCTCTTTGGTGAAAATCTTTTGACCCTTTCTGAAGGTCAGGAAGTTTCGGCAGAGCTGGCTCTCACCCAGATTAAAAACCTGGTACAGCAGAATCAGAGCCTCACAGAGGTCGTGGCTTCCAAAGACACCG